TATTATCATTAATATTATACAAATGCTGAACCATTTATTATTAAATATTATAATAATAATGAATGGATACAATTTATTATTACAGAAGAAATTAAAACTATTATTTATAATGAATATAATCTCTATTATAATTTATAATCTCTATTATAATTTATAATCTCTATTATAATTTATAATCTCTATATTAAAACTATTTTATTAAAAATATTTAAACATTTATTCATTTATTAAATTAATGGAAACAGAAACTGAAACTTATGCCTTCTCAGCCGATATTAATCAACTTCTTGCATTAATTATTAATGCAGTTTATTCAAACAAAGAAGTCTTTGTTAGAGAATTAATCTCTAATGCATCAGATGCTTTAAATAAAATTAGATATGAAAGTTTAACAGATACATCATCTTTAGACAGTGATTCAAATTTAGAAATTAAAATTTCATTTGATAAAACTAATAGAATTTTAACATTTAGAGATTCTGGTATTGGTATGACAAAAGATGAATTAATTAATAACCTTGGTACTATTGCCAGTTCAGGAACTAAAAAATTTCTTGAATCAATTACAACTAATAAAGATATGCAACTAATTGGACAATTTGGTGTTGGATTTTATAGTGCATATCTTGTTGCAGATAAAGTTGTTGTTATTTCAAAAAATAATAATGATGAACAATATTCATGGGAATCACAAGGAACAGGAACTTTCAGTGTCCAACGTGATGAAACTGATTATCAATTAAAACGTGGTTCAATTATGCATCTATATTTAAAAGAAGATATGAGTGAATATCTTGAAGAATCAACTATTCTCAATTTAATTAAAAAACACAATCAATTTATTGAATTTCCTATTTATCTTGAAACTAAAAAAACAAGAGAAGTTCCTGTAGAGGAAGAAGAAGTTGTTGAAAGTAATGAAGATGCTACAGTTGAAAGTAATGAAGAAACAAAAGTTGAAGATGTCGATGAAACTAAAGAATCTGATGATAGTAAGCCAAAGACAGTTACAGAAACTTATTATGAATTTGAACAAGTTAATAAAGATAAACCATTATGGGGTCGTAATCCTAAAGAAGTATCAGAAGATGAATATACTGAATTTTACAAATCATTAACTGGTGATTATGATTCATATCTTGATGTTTCACATTTTAATGTTGAAGGTCAAGTTGAATTTAAAGGACTTTTATATATTCCAAAACGTTCACCAATTGATTTGTTTGATGGTCAAACTAAACGTAAAGGTATGATTAAATTATATTCAAGAAAAGTATTTATTACTGATGATTGTGAAGATCTATTACCTGAATATATGAAATTTGTTAGAGGTGTTATTGAAACAGAAGATATTCCATTAAATATTAGTCGTGAAACATTACAACAAAATAAAATTCTTAAAGTAATTGGTAAAAATGTTATTAAGAAAGCATTAGAAATGTTCAATAGAATTAGTGTTGATCCAGATAAATTTAGAATTTTCTATGAACAGTACAGTAAATCAATTAAATTAGGTATTCATGAAGATAGTACTAATAGAAATAAACTAACACCCCTATTAAGATATGAAACTTCTAAATCTAATGGTGATCAAATTTCTCTTGATGATTATATTGATAATATGAAACCTGAACAAACTTCTATTTATTATATTAATGGTGAATCAGTAAAATCAATTGTAAATAGTCCATTTTTAGAAAGATTAAGATCAAAAGATTATGAAGTAATTTATATGTGTGATCCTTTAGATGAATATATTACACAACAAGTAAGAGAATATAAAGATAAAAAATTAGTTTGTGTCACTAAAGAAAATTTAGATTTATCATTAGATGGTTCTGAAAAAGAAGAATTTGAAAATGCTAAAACTGAATATAAAAAAGTATGTGATTTTATCAAATCAACACTATCTGATGAAGTTGAAAAAGTTGTTGTATCAAATAAATTATCTGATTCACCATGTGTACTTTCTACAAGTGAATTTGGTTGGACAGCAAATATGCAACGTATTCTAAAAGCACAAACTTTTAATAAACCAGAAATGAATTATATGATGGGGCGCAAAGTTCTTGAAATTAATCCTAATAATAGTATTATTCAAAAGATTAAATTTAGACTTGATTCTGAACAAATTGATTCATCATTAAATGATTTAGTTACTTTGCTTTATGAAATTACTCTTCAATCATCTGGTTTCACTTTAGAAAATCCATCATCATTTTCTACAAAAGTATTAAAATTAATTGACACTGGATTATTGAATGATGATAGATTAAAAGTTGATTTATCAATTTAAATTTAAATTTATTTTTATTTTATATGCATAATTATATACATATAAAATGAGTTATGAACAAAAGTATTTAAAATATAAAACTAAATATTTAGAGTTAAAACAAGAATTAGAAGGAGGGGCTAATGGTGGTGGTAAACGCCAAGGTGGTGCTAGTGGTAAACGCCAAGGAGAGGCTAATGGTAGTGGTAAACGCCAAGGAGGGGCTAGTAGTGAACGTGGTAAACGCCAAGGTGGTGCACGCCGTCCTGATCCTCCTAGTGCACACCTTGATCCTGAATCTATTGCTGCTAAACATCGAAGTGATCCTAATGGTAAAGCTGATAGTTTTTATTCAATTGCTCATGCTGCACGTAATAAAGCTATATCTGATGTTGATCAAACCATAGCTGCTCTTGAAAGAGCTAAAATTGAAGCTGATAGAGCTGCTGAATATGCTCATGAAAAGAAATTATTAGCTGATGCTGCTCGTGCTGATGCTGATTCTGCTGCTGCGACTGCTGCTGTTGATAAAGTTAGTTATAGTGATATTGGAGATGCCTTAATTGATAGTCGTAAAAAAAAACATAATTGGGATCATATAAATAAACTTAGTAATATGATTGAAGCTGCTGAAACTAAATATATTACTAGTCAAAAAGCTGCTGATTTAGCTAGTGCTAAAGCTTATGAAGCTGATCGTATTGCTGATGATGCTGCTATTGTTGCTAATGATGCAGCTGATGCAGTTCGTACTGCTTCTGCTACTTATCGTAGTACTCGTGCACGTGTTGATTATGCTAATACTTTTTTAAGGACTATTCGTTCTCACCAAACTAGTAGTGCTACTGCAGTTGATAGTTTAAGTGTTGATGATTGGTTCAGTGATGATGGTTCAATTAGTGATGAAAAATATAGTATAATAGGAAAATTTTTCACTGAAACACATCATAGAACACATGGTATTGGAAGAGAAGGTATTATATTAAGTTTAGAATTATATAATTTTATGCTTAAATGTGGATGTCTATATAAATTTCCAGGAACAATAAAATTTAGATTAAGTGAATTTTTATCATTATTGGAAGGTGAATCAATTTTATGGTACGATTTTTTCGTTAAATTAAAAAAATTATTAGTTATCGAAAATTGTGATGAATTAGAAGCTGAATTAAGATTAAGATTAAAAGGATTAGATGCACACACATCTTTTGAAATATTGTTACTAAAAAAAGTATTAATTATAATTGATGATTTAATTAAAAAACAAAAAGATTCAAAAGCCTCATATAAATCTCCAGAATTTTATAAACCAAGAAGAGAATTAGTATCTTGGCTTAATCGTGGTTTTGCATCAAAGGAAGATATCGCTGTTATTGAAGCATGGATGGACCATGAACATAAAAGTTTAGAAAAAGAACTGAAAAAAACTAATCCTCTTAAAGATGTTAAAGAAACTATAGCAGCAGCACGTGAAGGATTTTCTGGGAAAGTTGAAGATTTTAAACACTTTGCACTTGGTGAATATAGAAAATATTATGAACCTAGTGATAATTTTATTGATTTGTTATTAGAAAAAATTGAAGATGGTTATGATGATATAACATATCGTGAATATGTATGGTTAAAATCTAGTGTTCGTCTTAGACCTAGAGAAGATATATCAGCAGCTGAAATTATAGAAAGTTCTAGATCAGTTCCTCTTACAGAACTCTTAAGTTGCTTGGAATTTAATGGTATACCAATACCTAATTTATTCGAAAAAATTAATACAGATCTTTTTTTTGAATATGTTAAAACTAAAGAGGAAGAATTTGAATCGGAATTAACGGAAGTTAAAGAATCTTTATATAAATTAAGTATGTTAGATAAAAAAGAACAAGCTACAAAAAAACGTGAAATTAAAAAACTGAAAGACCGAGAAAGTGAAATTGAAGCAAAAATTACTAAGTTAATTGCTAATAAAAAGGATGCAAGTTCATCTATATTGAGGGCAATAGAAAAAAGTACTACATTATTTGATTTTAAATATAGTAGAGGTAGAGGTATTAGATATGAACCTAAATTTCCTTCATTATTTATATTATTTAGAGATTATCAAAAATATGGTTTAACTAATTTACCTTATCGTATTTATCGTCGTAAGATTGATGAAAAAATACAAGAAATGCTAGAAAGACATACTATAAAGGAACATGAAATAGCATTATACACAAAAAAATTAAATGAAATATTCCAAGATATTTTAACATATAATAAACTTTATAAATTATTAGATGCTGTAGATAGGTCTAGTGATCTATCAGAGTTTACTGATAAAAGAATTGAAAACTTATTTGGTAAAAAATCTTATATAAAAAATTATGCCGATTATAACAAATTAAAAAAACTATTTAAAGAAGCCAAAACAATAGATTCTAAAGTTGAAATTATTAGTGAAATTGCAAGAAGAATAAAATTTATAAGTATGTCTATTGCAACTGAAACTAAAAAAATTTTACCAGCTATTGATGATCGTTATAATAAGGATGATGAAACAGATGATGATGATGAAACTGATGCTGGTGGTGTTGCTGCTGGTCTTGGTGTTGCTGCTGATCCTTATGCTGGTGGTGTTGCTGATCCTTATGATGGTGGTGTTGCTGATCGTTATGCTGATGATGTTGCTGATCCTGATGACTGGTAAACTATAAATATTAATTAATTAAATAGTTATTAATTAAATAGTTATTAATAAAATATTTAATTGTAAGTTTACTATTTTCTTGACTATTAAATATATTTTTTAAATCTAAATTAGAC